CTAGATAATTATTCTGAAAGTAGACTATTTTTAACCATTGCTACTGCAGCATCGTCAAGAGTGTTATCAGTAGACTTAGCATAAGCACTAAGGAGATCAACAACAAGTTTCTTTACCGAAGTAGAAGTTAAAAATGTAAGTAGAATTGGTTTAATAAGGGTGATCATGATAGAGCCTTGTCTAGTTTGTCTTCAATACGGATCATGTGTCCTTCAACTCGATCTAAAGCAGCTTGAAAAGTATTTTTACTGACGTAATCTTCAGCAACTCTAAGTTCAAACACATCTATTCTTTGATCCAATTCGTGTACTCGGGTGTAAAGTGAACGAATAAGAACACTGAAGCCAGTCGCCATTGCAACACCCACAGGTATCAGTGTTTCTATCATGCGACTCTCTCAGTAGCAGCAGGGCTAACAGCAACACATTGAGTGTTAGCTTCAGTCTTATCAGCTGTGTAATCAGGGGAGTCAGAACTACCAATGGTGCTTGTAAACATTGCATCACCGGTAGTATTAACTGCATACGTTACTGCACTAATTGCAGACGTATAGTTACTAAGTGAAATAGCCATTTTATTCTAGAAGTAAAAAGCATATAAATGGGTGGAATAATTGAATTAACCTACAGCTGGTGCTTTCAATGCAATTGGTACAATGTTATTACTAGCCAGGTCAAGTGGGAAGTTATGAGCATTACGCTCATGCATAACCTCAAGACCAAGGTCTGCACGGTTCAATACATCAGCCCATGTAGGGATAACATGACCGTGAGTTTCAACAATTGATTGATTAAAATTAAAACCGTTTAGGTTAAAAGCCATGGTGCTAACACCAAGGGCAGTGAACCAGATGCCAACAACCGGGAAAGCAGCCAGGAAAAAGTGAAGGCTACGACTATTGTTGAACGAAGCGTATTGAAAGATGAGACGACCGAAGTAGCCATGAGCTGCAACGATGTTGTACGTCTCTTCTTCTTGTCCAAATTTATATCCATTGTTATGTGATTCAAATTCTGTGGTTTCACGTACGAGTGAAGATGTAACCAAAGAGCCGTGCATAGCACTAAATAGAGAACCACCGAACACTCCAGCAACGCCCAGCATATGGAAGGGGTGCATAAGAATGTTGTGCTCTGCCTGAAAAACAAGCATAAAGTTGAACGTACCGGAGATACCGAGCGGCATACCGTCAGAGAAGGATCCCTGACCGAATGGGTAGACAAGAAACACGGCAGAAGCTGCAGCCACAGGTGCGCTATAAGCAACGCAGATCCAAGGACGCATACCTAGTCGATAACTAAGTTCCCATTCTCTTCCCAGATAAGCAAAGATACCAATGAGGAAGTGGAACACGACGAGCTGATACGGTCCGCCGTTGTAGAGCCATTCGTCAAGACTTGCGGCTTCCCAGATGGGGTAAAAATGTAGCCCGATTGCATTACTTGAGGGAACAACTGCTCCTGAGATGATGTTGTTTCCGTAGAGGAGTGATCCTGAAACTGGTTCTCTAATGCCATCGATGTCAACGGGAGGTGCGGCGACGAACGCCATTACAAAACAAATGGTTGCTGCTAACAAGCAGGGAATCATAAGG